ACGGGCGTCGCCTGATTTACTGATAAACAACCTGAACCTATAAAATTAAATACGGGACCTCTTAAAGAGTCATTTATCATCATGATATTGTTCGTATTTGTTATTGTTAATCCATCTACCGTTGCTGGAACCGTCATTGTTGAACTTTTCACTCTAAACGTCCAAGGTATTTCTGTAATTACGGGTTTTAATTGCTTACAAATGGAATATCTCACTTTATAGCGTCCTTCTTCTAATACCGACCAATCTAGATAAAACTCGGCGTTATTTGCTGTGATTGTATTATTTATACGGTCTGTTGATTTTAATATAATAGTCGTCATTATATTACTATTATATTAAATTAATAAAATTTTGTATCTGTTTTTGTTATTTTCTTTTTTGGTTTCTTCTTTTCCAGAGTATTCACAACAACCTTTTCTTTTTCTACTAAAATACAACCTAATTCGTTTGGTATTATATCCATGTATAATATTAACATTTATTTTATATTATACCGTATTTACGGTTCAAAATGATCATAATTAAACCGTATTTACGGTAATTTGTACAAATTATAACGTCTTATACTTCGTGTGTGGTATGGTTGGTCTCATCACAATCATCTTCTTCATTTGGTAATATTATTTCGTCCCAATTCTTAAATAATCGTTGAGAAACCATATGAATATACAAAAAATTATACGGTTTATCAAATACCAATTTTTTTATTTGTGGAACTAATTTTTGGTCTATTTCTAAAACCTCATCTGTTATATTTTTTAAATCATTTGTGCATACCTTAAAAATAAAATAATTATCAAAAAGACGCCTTAACTCTTTCACTTGAGAAAAAAAGGTCTGGCATAAGAAAAAACAAGAGATATGCATGTGTCTTTTGTTCATCAATATTTTTTTAAAAATAGTTAAACATTGTTTATTTTTTAAATACGCTCCCATGTCGTCAAATACTATCAAATAGTTTAATTCTGGATTTTCTTTTATTGTATCCATTACTTCTTGTAAATTTTCTACATTTAATAAATCATAACATTGTTGTTCTGGTAATTGTGCAAAAATATCATCATCGTTAGAATTTCTGCTTGATTCTGGTTGGAATACAAATATTGTATGATAAACATTTTTTAATAATTTTTTGGTAAATAAAGACGCTAAAAAAGAACTTTTACCCGAGCCGGGTCTTCCTACAAACATGCTTGTTGAGTGTTTAGAAAATGCCAATTTTGTTAGGTCATACATTTCTAATTTTTTATCTAGAACATTATCACAATTCATTAAAACGGGCGCTAATTTTGGTCTGACGTTATTTTTTATTTTCAAACTCATTTGTATGCTATAACATCATATTTTATTAAAAAAACTGGAAACTTGGAACTACGGGGACTACCGCTTTTACCACCTTCACTACCGCCTTTTTACTTGCCACAATTTTCTTCTTTATTTCTGTTATTGACTCGTCGTCACTGCTAATATCGTCCAATACAATCTGCTTCTTTATTTCCTTCTTTTTTATGGAAACCGCCTTATTTACAATCTTTTGTTCTATTTCCGCCTTTTTTACAATTGCCTCCTTTTCTCGTGCCTCCTTACGTGATGCTCTGTTTGCCTCTCTTTTTGCTATCACTAATTTAAATGCCTCTTGTTGCTTTTCTGTACGTGGTTTTTTGGATTTTTCAATTGTTGGTTTTTCGTCTTCCTCACTTTCCTCCACAACTTCTGGCGACACCTCCTCCTTTACTTCTAAAACTTCTAAATTCTTCTTCACCATTTATAGAATACATAGAGATTATATTTTGGTTATAGTAAAATAATTTAATACATACCATCTTGAACTTTAATTATGAAGGGTTGAAGGGTTGAAGGGTCAGAAATCTCAGATAGCAAAGTTCATTTTTTTTTAAAAAAAAAAAAAAAAAATAAAAAAAAAACGAACTCCCCCAACCGAGTTTTTTAACCCTTCAACCCTTCATACCCTTCATACCCTTCATTTTTAAGAGTTCATAATATTTCATATATTTTATAATTCAACCAAACAACCAAAATCAAAGTGTTTTATCAATTTTTCAATATCAAAATATTTAGTATTTCCAGAAGTTGTATGTCTTCCTTTATTCACTCCATCAATTTTTAGATTAGTTAGTTTTAGTGCTAATTTACCAGCGTCAGTATCATATCTTTTATTATTTGCATTGCACCATAAAACAAACCTATTATAAATTTCACTGCCTAACAATTCTATAATTTTTGGTTCTTTCATATTTTGGATTGTAAAATCCATTAACCATTGTTGTGGGGCAGTTATTGCCATTTGTTGTAAATCTTGTTGATATTCCGTTGTTGGTTTATCTTCGTGTTCAAATTTGCTAATATCGTGATTTTTAAAATAATCAAAACAAGTTCTAATAACATCTGTATCTTCCATAATTTTATACATTTTCTTAAAATATTCAACGTTTTTAATTAATTCATCACTGCTTCTAATTATTACCTTTCGTCTATCATTTTTATCTGTTTTAATAGGGTTTTCTTCATTTGTTGTAATAATATAATGATGATATGAGTTGATTTTCAATGGTTTAGTGCCTTTTGGATTAATTGTCATTTTTTCATCTGTAATAAGTGCTTTAATTTTACCGTGTGCGGTAAGTGTATCAGCATATTCTAATTCGTTTAGATTTACAAGGAAACAATCCATCATCAACTCATTAAAATGTCCCCAAACATCACGTGACGGGTCTTTAGTTTCAAATACCTTATTAGAACCCATCATTTTAGAGAATAATTGCATCAATGTACCTTTACCCGCCCCTTCGTTAGATATTAGAACAATACAAGTCAATTTCTTATACGGTTGTTGTATCATTTTAGCGATCCAATTTATAAAGTAATTATAAACCTCTTTTTCATTATTACATAATATTTTAATGTGATTTAATATAAATTTAAGTTCTTCAGTTTTTGGTTCATACTTATCAGTGTATTTTTCCATAGCAAAAGGCGTCCATAAATTAAATATATTTTTAGGGCATTTTTCAACATCGGGGTAATTTTCCATATCGTCCTTTACATTTATTCCATTATTACATGACGTCCATTTTTGGATAAATGACTCTGGATTACCGCATCTATTTAGTCCGCACTGTATATGTTCGTAAGATGTCATAAGGTCTTTTTTAGTCATAAATATTACCCGATCATCTAATTTCTTCACAAATAAACTTTTATTTACAATTTTTGTATGTGTAAGTTCAAATTCTGTCGACATTTTTTTAAATAATTCATCTGCCTCATTTCTATCTTTAATTTTTTGTTCCTTTTCATTGCTTTTCAATACTTTCTCATTATTCTTTTTATCATTATTTTCCTTCTTCATTCTATCATTAATTTCCTTATTAATTTGTTTTATTTCACTTTTAATATCCTTGCATTTCTCCTTGTTTTCTTCCTTACACCAATTAACAAATATTCCAAAAGTGTCGTATTTTTCATTTGTAACAAAACCATTCCATTTTTCCATATTAGTGCGTTCATCATATTTAGCGTGATAAAGTTTGGAAAATCTGTGGAATAATTCAATTGATTCAGTATTATCCCCAAAATACCCCTTTATAAACATTGATGTTGCCATCCATTTTTCAGTATCTTTACTTCGTGATAAAAGCATATCTTTATCCAATGCTAATTTCACAAATAACATATCATCTTTTTTATCATTGCTCACAAGGGTTTTAACGGATTCTATAATATTATTATTACAAATAACCGCTACTTTTTCTGGTATAAATTGTGTTACATTATTTCCAATAAAACCCGTAATACACATATCATTAAATGTACCCTCAATAAGATTAAATGGTCTATTTTCTCCATCTTTAGATGAGTGTACCGTTCTAAATTTCTGTATTCCATTATTATAAACGCTTGTGTCAAATGGTTTAAAATCGTTTTTAATTTCAATATAATCACTATATGGATCGGTTGCGTATTTCTGGTTTTCCATAATTTCTTTATTTAAAACTTCTGTAAAAACTTTAATGTCCTTTTTAAATGCGACAATATTAGGAATTACAATATGGAATGAATAACCCCAGACATTTTTGCCTTGTTTAATTCTTCCATTACTGTGTGATTCTGCTATAGCATATTCTGGTTGAATACCAAGTGTTTTAACGATTGCACGTGTGATATAATCTTTATTTATTTTCAATATTTCATTTGCTACACCAATTTTAAAATCTTCATTTCCGCCTTCGTAAAATACATAGTCGGCGTCAAAGTATATTTTAACTGGTTTATCATCAGGTATAGATTCAAAAACATTTTTTTTTAAAGAACATAATTTTTCGTAATGAATGTCGGAAATTGACTCTTCAGTTCCTTTCAAAGTGTTATAGAATGAGATTTCTGTTGTCATTGTCTTATACTGCTTGGATATTATAATATATAACTAATCCTTTATATCATAATATAATAATATTAAATTTCAAATCAATTTTCAGCGTTTTTTTGTTGTTTAATTAATTCTCTTTTTTGCTTTTTAATCAAACTATTTCTTGCGTCTAACCGTTCTTTATTCAATAAATAATACTCTTTCTGGTACAAACCAAACGTCTCTTTATGGTCTTTTTGCCATTGTTTATTCCGTTCGTTTGCTTTTTTTTTTGCTTCCAATTTTTCTTCTTCAGTATAAAGTCGTCTTCCCATTTCAATATTAATATAACGTTGTTGTCTTTATGTTAATATAAATAATTGATACAAACACAATCAATTTTTTTAAACAAGCAAAAAAGGGTTGTTTTCCTTCAATTTGTACAAATTACCGTAATACGGTATAAATCTTACGGTTAAAAATGATTTCTTAAAAAAAAGAGAAATAACCGTTTTTTTCGTACGTAAAAATTTCTCCTTTTTTTGGAAAAAAAGAGAAATAACAAAAAAGTTAGGACATGAACCTTTCTCCTTTTTTTAACAAGTTTTCTCATCAAGTGTATCATTCATTCTATTTAATATTTCAACAATTTTTCCAGCACGTTCTTCTTGTAGTTTTTCTTTTTGTTGTTGTTTTTTTTTCAATTTAATCAATTCTTCTTTTTCTTCTTTCAGTAGTTTAATTTCATTTATTAAGGATAATATAATTTCTTTATCAGTCATTTTATATTTTATTATAAAATAACCCTTTATATTGTTTTTTGTATTCTTCTATCAATTATATCATTCATTGTATCCAATAATACACTAATCCTATTGCACCTTTCTCTATCTTCCTTTCGTTTATCATCTTTTTCATTGTTCAATTGTTTTATTTCTTCCTTAAGTTTTTCATTTTCTTCTTCAAGGTCTCTATTTGCTATGTAAATACGAATTGATTCATGAATCTCTTTTACGTAATCTCTTTTTGTTTCCATTTTATATTTTATTATAAAATAACCCTTTATATTGTTTTTTGTATTTATCTTTCAATATTTCTCATTATTAGAGTTACAACCGCTAATGACGTAAAAAAACCCACTCCACAAAAAAAGCTTGTTGCAAATACTTCTTTTTGTTTATTTTTCAATATTATAACATCTTCTTGTAGGCATCTAATAGATTTAGTTTGAATTTTAAAGTATTCACAAAATCTTTCATCATTAGTAACTAATCTTTCAATGTGTGATTTCATAGTTATAATATCTTTTTCAGTTATGTAAGCATCAGCAAATAGTGTATTCAAGTTTTCGTGAATATCAGTAATAGAACCAGTGATTTCATTAACATTCATTTTTTGTGCCATTTTATAAACATATAAAGTATTCTTTATATTATTTTAAAGAATCTAATAATATTGTTTCAACAACGCCTTTTGTAACCCCCCTTTTATATTTTTGTTGTGTTTCTTCCGAATGACACATACGAATCGCTTGTGAGTGTCTTTCTTCAGGTGTTAAATCTGTCCGATTTAAGAATTGTGACACTTTCATGTGACGAATATAATTTATTGCTCCGTTAATATTAACCCTTTTATTAAAATTTGTAATATAACCAGATAATCCACAACTATTTTCAGGGAATAAATATATGTCTATTTCGTGTTTAATTATGTAATTTTGTATCAATAAAGATAATTCGTTAGATAAATTATAAATCTGTTTTCCATAAACGTTACTTGTCTTGTATTTATTTAAAATAATAATATATTTTCCGTCTTCATTCAATAAATAATTATCAATATTATTATCTTGTGATTTATCATTTAAAACTATTATTCTTGCAAAATCATCTCTTACAGAAACTTCATTATAAATTGATACAATAAGATATTGTTTTGAATCAGCACCATATTTCTCTTTTATTAGTTCCATATATGCGGGGTATTCCATAACATTATGATCGGCATCAGTTTTACGTGCGGTATTTTGGTCTGTTGTTTTAATATTATAAATTTCATATAAAACACTGTATTTTGCGGTCACTTTTGTATCAATTATTATATTTGATTTTTCAATAAAAACAAGAATAGATTGAATGCACCCCTTCTGCGTAGAAATAGCATATTTACTATTAGAGATTGATTCTTTTATAATTTGGTATTCTTCCATAGAACCCGTAAAATTAGGTATTTTAGATACACTAAATACTCTTTTAATATCACATACATATTTACGGCGTGTATTCTCATTTATTACTGTATTAAATATTTGTATCATTTCATCTAATTTAAAAGATACAGGGACAATTACAATAGGTTCAACTTTATTCAATATTTTAAGTTGTTCTCGTTCTATTGCCATTTTAGCAAGAATTTTTGCTTTATTCTCATTATAGAATTTTGCTTGTCTTTTACGATTATTTAATTTAATTGCTTCTAATTTTGCGGATGCTTCCATTTATTATAACGTTAGAAATTATTTCTATATTCTTTTTATAACAATAATAATATAATAATGATAATAATGATATAAAGGTTAAAAAGTATAGGTCATTATAATGTCAAGAAAACCGATAAATTTGAGTTGTTGTGTTGTGTATGTATTAAAATATAATGATGTAGTATATTATGTCGGTTCAACTAATAATTTACGTGTGCGTACATCGTTGCATAAATCATTATGTAAAAAAAAAAAATGTAATAATAAATTGTATACATTTATGAGAGATAATGGTGGTTTTGCTAATTGGAAATTAGAAATTATACAAACGTATACAGATTGTAAAACATTACAAGAATTACATTGGCATGAACGTCAATATTATGATACAATAAATCCAGAATTAAATAGTTGCAAACCTTGTTTATCCGTAGAGGAAAGGGCAGAAAATGCGTCAATTCATCACAACTTGTATCGTAATAGAAATTTGGGAAGAATGAATAAAACCCACGATTGTCACTGCGGAGGGCGTTATACTCAAGAGCAAATATCAACTCATAATAAATCTAAACGTCACCAAAAATATTTGGAAAAACAACAATGCGTAGCACCCCCATAAAAGAAATAACGGCATTATTATATGGACGAAACATCATATAATATTGTAAAAGGAATTTATGCAAATAATGATACTAACAAAAGACAACAAATACACGAATATTTTGTATCAACAATGATAAAAGATAATATTAAAAAGTTCGGAGAGGTCATTACGCCTTGTTGTTTAGTAGATGATATGTTAAATACTATTCCATTTGAATTTTGGTTAAATCACAGGAATATTTTAGAACCATGTTGTGGTAAGGGTAATTTCTTACTTGCTATATTTGATAAATTATTTGATAATATGATGGATTTTCCATTTAAAGATACAATATACGAAATAATAAATGATTCATTAGTATTTGGAGACATAAACCCTATAAACGTAGAAATTTGTATACAGTTATTAGAATTACATTGTAAATATAGATGCCCTAAAATAAATATCAAGAAATTAAAATTTAATAGTTTTGTATGTGATAGTTTAAATTTTGTAGGGCGTTATGATGCGGTTATTACGAACCCGCCTTACAATTCTAACGGTTTGCTAGGCACAGGGAACAGTTTGTACCAAAAATTTATAATAAAAGGATTGAAAGAATGGTTAATACCAAATGGTTATTTATTGTATGTAACCCCGCCATCTTGGAGAAAACCAAGCACCCATAAATGTAAATATGATGGAATTTTTAATTTAATGACACAAGAAAACCAAATGGTTTATGTAAATATGAATGATAATAACGTCGGGCGTAAGACATTTGGTTGTGATACAAAATTTGATTATTATTTGATACAAAATAAAAAATGTGACCAAGATACACTTGTAATTGATTATAAAAATGATGAGGTTATTGTAGATTTACGAAATCATCAGTTCTTACCAAATTTTGAAATAAATCTTATTTATAGTTTATTAGCAAAAAATATTGATACAAAATTAAGAATTTTTAAAAATAAGACGAAATACGATGCAAGAAATAAAAATACATCACATATTGAAGATGCTGAATTTAAGTACCCGTTAGTTCATTCGACCCCTTTAAAAGGTACAAGATTTATTTATTGTAAAGAAAAAGATGATACAGATATTAAAAGACAAAAAATAATAATAGGAATGTG